TAACCGGATCATTATTTGCCCTCCTTATCAATTTTCTGATTGTGAATAACTCCAATCCCCTGTGTTGGAACCGGACTTGTGCAATCCAAGAATTCAACCGTTTTCTTTTTCAACTTTTTCAAATCCGCCCAAAAATCAACACATGCTTGACAGGTAGTTTCCTGGATATCGTGAATGATGCAGATTTTCGCAAACTGGCCTACATTATTCCAATCCCTTGCAATCCATTCAGGGGAGTGATCACCATCGATAAACACAAGGTCGAATTCGCAACCGTGGATGAAATCTGAGGTGATGGGCTTGAACGTGATCCACACCTCTTTTTCGATTGCGGCTTGGATCTCATCGTTCATAAAACTTGCAGAGGTGGGATCGATTCCAATACAGCGGATATTGGAATTGAAGCGGTGGAGATATTCGGAGACGAATAGGAAATTACCGCCTTGAAATATTCCAACTTCGAGATAGGTGTTGATGGGATAGTCGGATAAATAAACTAGACACTTCGCAATCTGATCCGGAGTTTGGTAGATCCCGGCTATGAACGTAGCATTATTCTTGAACCGCTCATCATCCCCAAACACTTCCGGTCCCCACTGGACTATTCCAAATGCGCGGACAAGGTTAGCAACTACGGTTGGGTTTTTAAGGGATTGGATATCGAGGGATCGGATTAGGTTTTGGACTGCGATGATGTTTTTATTTTTCAATGCTCACCCTTTCTATGTTTAATATATTTCTTTGTCCACCGTTTAACGTCCTTAACTGTCTTGCCGCGTTTGATCTGCCGCCTACCATCAGTATTATGATGCCGACGAGTTTTCATGTTGCTTGAAGCACCGCCGTATAATCCACGTTCCACACCTTAACTCGCTGGATTCCGGTAGTAGTTACAATATCATCCATAAATGTAACCAACCGCTCCCGCTTCATAATGAACATGGTATTGGATGTTACGGTTAATTTTACATCGTCAAACAAAGTTTTCAAATCGTTATACATTGTGGTGATTTCTGTATAACTACTGGACGCGGAAAATAGGGAGAATTGGATATTGACTTCCTCGCCATATTTACCGAACACATTATCCGGAATATCAGTCACAATCAGCCAAATCAAATCAGGGAATTGTCGATCCTCCGGGGCTTGGTCAAGGTAGTGGCGACCGGCGACATCATTGTAGAGGTTGGATGGTCCGGTTGTAATTTTGGTTGTGATTGCGGGGATTAGATTCTTCATTGTCCGGATTCCTTACACTTAATATCCAAAAACTTGTGCTCCATATTCACGTCAATCGGAGGACCGATAATCGCGAAAAAGCGACTCCCGAACTTAATCCTCCAGCTTGATCGAACGTCCGTTCTATAGCGGATTGTGATATTGTGGATCGCGGTTCCGGTTGTGGACATGGCCTGGATTGCGTCATCGGATCGCAGGGTGGTAATTTTTGCCCAGACGGTAGCGGCGGTATTCCACGTATCGGTGAATCCGCTGCCTCCATCCGGTACACGGGTTTTGTATTGGAGGATAACTTGTCGATTTAGTTCCCCGATTCGCGGCATTAACAACTCCTCCAAATTCCTTTCTCAAGAAAACCATGCCATGAGCTATCGACACTCCTCATTGTTGACACAAGAATTGACGGCGATACGGTTATTGTCCCATCTTCATGCTCCACAACTTTGTGAGCAATAAGATTCCCACAGAGGCCATTCGGAACCATGCACACCCACATTCCATCCTTATCTTTCCCGTAATCTCCGGGAGTCAATAGTGGAAAAGGACTATCGCCCAGATCTTCTTTCCAATCAACTCTTCTTCCCTGTGTCTCCATTTTACAATTCCTCCGATTCCTGCCAATCATCGCAACACATAATATCCATATTCAATACTGTTTGTCCCCAAAGTAAACAATAATGTTTATCATTCGGGTCTTGGGCAAAACAAGTATCACAAACTTTCCCTATGAGATCATTTCTAAATAATGTTAAAATACGCCCCTTCATAAATCTCTTACGGAGAATTTCTGTTGCAGAACTCATCTTATAATTCCTCCCACAGTTTATAATTCCACAGGAGGGCTTGCACGGTTGGATTTATAATTAAACTGGAGCTGTTATTGGAAATCGATTGGCCTTCTCGGTTTGTCCAAAGATCAGCCGCAACCATCAGAATTGCGGCCTTTATTGAATACGGAATTAAAACGGTCGTTGTCCATCCCGAAATAAACCTGATTGTGATCGGATTGGACGGATATAGATCTCCAGACGGCCAAGATTTGCCCCAAGGCAGCACGATCCTTCCACACCTGTCTCCGTTCGTCTCGACCAGATAATCGGTCGTAGCGGTCAACGTGGTCGATATTCCGGCTGTATCTTTGTAGGCAACGGAGGTGACAGATTGGAGATTGCCGAATGGGAGTTTGATATAATTGCAGGAAGGAAATTCGTTGAGGTATAAATCCCATGTTTGAGTGTAGAGGGTACGCCGCAATTCCCCTTCAATCTTCTCCCGCGATGCGATGATAATTGATGTGAGTAATGAATCCTCTGCGGTCGTAGCTGCATTGGTAAGGACTGAGGTAGAGAATTCACACGCGGCCAGGAGGACTTTGGAAGCTGTGCGGATGTAGGATTTGGTGCCTGTGTATTGTTTTTTGTAATCCGTATTATCATTCGCCGTCGTGACTTGGGTAAACGCTCCCCCGGTCCAATCTGTCCATGTTGCGTTGTCATCGGATTCCTGAATTTTGGTATCCACGGTTCCGGTTGCTTCGTTGGTGCCGGAGGAAAAAATTACCTCTGCAATTTTCCCGGCAACAAGGACTCCGGCTCCGACATGAACTGTGTAATTGTTGGCGATTGCATGAGATCCATGCGCGAGGGATTGGGTTAAGGTGAGGCCGTCATCGTAGGAATTGGAATCGAGACGTAAATGAACTTTTAATTCGGCCAAGGTTACGGGTTCCAATGCAGGCGCGGCAAACAAAACTCCATTCATAGCTATTTCCTCTTTTTATTCTTCTTCTTACGTTTTTGCCGCTTGATCTTGGCCGCTTCTTCCTTTTGTTTTGCCAATCCAGTTTTCATTATTTAGCCTATTATATTTAAAAGGTCAATTGGTATCCTTCGGCTTATCTTCTTTTCGCTCCCCACCGCTTGAACGGGTTGCAATTCCCGCGATTCCGGAGATTACGAGGACGATATTGATGATGATGTTTTCCGGATCGTTCAGTCGGGCCATCGCCACAATCGCAATCACAACGAGGCAGATAAGGGCCAGAATACTTACCCGGACTTGAGCGCACGCAACACGTTCTTTGAGATTTTCGATAGCGTTATTCATGGTGCCTCCAAGATTTCAGGCTCAGCCCCGGACTTTGCACATCCGGCAGCAAAGTGACTTACGGCTTCCTCCCATCCTTCCGCTCTAAAATGCCACATGCCATCCTCAACACAGATATCATGGAGCATATCATCCCAGAGAGGCCGCGTGGACTCTGGAATTAGGCCAAGTCGCATCATTTGATATCCAACATCATGGACCAAAGAACCTCGCATAGATGATTTTGTATCTATAGTTGGGCCGCTTGCACCATCCCATGTGTAACCATCATAAATTGTAAGCGTTCCATCCTCAACCAGTCGAAACATTTTGTCAAAAATAGAATATCCGGTTACTTTTGTTTTTATTGAATAATCTTCCCGCAGTCGATATTTTAACCCTTCGCTATACTTTATCCCCATTATAAGCCTCCTTTTATCTGCTGATAAAGTTTAAGCACCCGGAATATATGACCTTTTACGTAACAATCTTTACTGTTCCGCATGTACCGAACCATCCGAAGCAACAGATATTCCTGCCAGTTCTCCGGGTGCATCTCCAGGATCTCCCGGTTCCCTCCCCCATTCCACTTCGGATCGTTCTGGGGATTAACTTGGGAATCGAATAAACAGATATCCATCGGATACGGCGCATTATCACATCCTGCGGGAATCCAGTAGCGTTCGAGATAAATTTTCTTGGCCGCATCAATGGTCATGGTGGGGGTAACTTCGGAATTGTATTTTGAGGCCAATCCCCAGATCGTGTAACCTCCCGGATCACGGGGATCGTTGGACGGACCACCTTCCAATCCAACTGTTAATTCAAACGCTTGGTCGAATGATTCCCTCATTTTATCACCATAAACCTTTCACTTTCTCGCGTTACGGTAATTACTCTGCCCTCTGTACCAACCGGACATTCAACCGTCCATCGCATAAACCATATTCCCGGATCGGTTCCGCTTGGCACATGAATGCTACTTCGGATTGTTTGCGGCCCCATTGTTTTTTCGGGAGGTTCGATTGGATCATAATCAATTCGGTAAGAATTAATAAGTTGCCGTTTCACTTTACACGTTCCCGGCATTTTTTTATCAACCTTCACGGAATAAAGCATAAGCATCCCAGCATGAACTTGTTTAAACGGATTCATTACCTCGATCTTATCCGGACAAACAGACAGCGGTTCAAACGGGAAATATCTCCAATAAAAATAATCCGCCCATCGCAGAAGCATCACCAAAGAGAGGATTGCGAGGCTTACACCTATTAATTTCTTCATCGCCTATCCTCCTTATCTTCCATACGTTCAGCGAGTCTCCTGAATTCATCGCATTCAGATTTCTCTCGCTTTTCCTCAAGCTTATCATATACATCTTTTTTGAATTCACGATCCCCGGCTAGTTTTGTATGGATCAGGTATCCGGCGATTCCAATAATTGTTGCTCCCGTAATTGCTATATTGATTATCCCCTCTCCATTAACCATTGGCCCCGCTCCTTCTGAGATGAATTGGCCGAACTGTTACTATTGTTTAACTCCTCCGATCCTTAATTCCTCACAGCCGAGAGTAATATTGGTATTTGTTATGATTACTGACGAAGTTACTATATTATTTGTCCATGTTCCATTGCTCGTTGTTCCATGCCTGAACCCATTCGGCACAATCAGGGTAATCGTCGCCGTCTGACCGTCCGCGATGGGTTGAGAGGCTGGATTTATAGAACACGGCTCCGTCGTAGAGGAAGAAACCGTATAGTAAGTCGTTTCTCCAGATTGTAAGCAATCAGCCCCTTTGCAATCCGCCGTTTTAAGCGTCCACCCGGAGTAATCCGTGTCAAGTGTGTGAGGGAAAGCAGGAAGCGCGGCAACGTAGGCATTCATCGCTACGGGCTGAGTTGCACTTATAAAGAAATCCTGATTCACTTTTATAACTTCATTGGCAACGTGTGCCGGATCATATAATTGAAAGGCTGCCCCGCCATTAGCTACGCAAACATTCGTAGAGCAAGCGGCAATCGCGTCCAAATCCGTCTTCCATGTCAATGTGCTCTCTGTTAACAATATCCCATTGCTTTTATTATTCCATAGATAAACGGGTTCGCTGCCAGCTGCCGATGGATTTCCGTCTACATCAATTCCCATTCCAATCTGATCCCTGACGGGGTAGCTCTCGTAGCATGAACAGTTTGAAGGAGGGTACGGATTTGGACAGTTCGATCCAGGGGCGTAGTAACAATAATCAACAAGTCCTATGTTTTTCCCTCCCGCGAAATCGTTATTAAATATTCTTCCACTACCGCCGCGAAGTTCTATTGCCCTCCAACTAATACTTTCCGTCCATAGGTTGTTGTATATCTCCATATGCCTAACTCCACGGGCAGGACTATTGGTCGAGATACCGTGGCCATCAATCTTCATCTGACCGCTAATGGTGTTGTAGCGGACCACACAGCGGGAGTTGGCGTTGCAGTCGGTGACATATCCGTTACCGTTGAATGTAC